CGAGGATGGTGGCCTCGACAGCTTCGTAGACCGGCCATACATAGTCACCGGCGAGGCCGGTAGGCAGAGGCAGGCCGACTTTGTCAAGGATGAGACCCTCGGTCAGAGGCTCAAGGATTTCCTTGACATTCAGGGGGACGATGCCACCCGCAGCAGCATCCTCGACCATAACGAGCTCACGGACGAGCTTGATCTCCGTCTGCTTGCCTGCAAGCATGTTTTCACGGATGATCTTGTCAGCATCGACCTTGGCATCGTTGGTCTTGGCATACTCAGCGGTCAGGCTGCGCATCCTCATTTCAAGGAGCTGATTCTCGCGCATCAATGCGTTGTACTCTTGGGTCTCCGCATCGTTGCGCTCGCGCTGCTCCTTCTCGCATGCATCGGCGATTTCGGCGATGCGGTCGCAGTTCTCCTGATACTTGTTCAGAAGGCTGCGCATGTTCAAAGTGTTCTTTTTCATTGAGCGAACAGTTTTGGATTGATGGTTAAAAACTAATGACACGAGAAGCAGCTTGGCGCATTTCTGACACCTGCTCCCGGTATTTTGTGTCCGCCGGAGCTCCTTCGGGCTTCCCGGCTTCTTTGAGGTCTGTCACGAATTCACGAGCCTCAACAGAGGTGTCCGGATAGGCCGGATCCGCAGCGAGGGTGAAGTCATAGATGCCCGTCACAGCCTTCACCCGGTAGGTGATGGTGGTGTAGCCGTTGACAGTCTTGGCCGTGCGCTCCACACAGGCATCGTCATAGTAGCGAGTCGTGAACATGAAGGAGCATCCGGAGATGTCCCCACGGCTCACGAGTTCAAGGGCCTTGTCACCGTCCACGGTCTTCGGGGCCTCGAATTCAAACGAGACACCCTTCTCATCCACATTGTAGCTCAAGGTGCCCTGTCCATTCTTGGAGCGGGCGAGAATGAGCTGACGGTCATGGAACATCGTCATCTTGATGTCGCATCCGTCCAGGACTTCCTTGGTGATGGCGGAGGGGTCAATGACCTCCCGTGCCTCACCTTCCTCATCAGCCCACAGGGGCTCGGATGGTGTGTTGAAGAGGATGGCGTAGCCGGTGATGGTCCGGGACTGCTCACCTTCACCGGCCTCACGGACATGGAGGTCAGTGATGGTCAGCATCGTCCTCTTGACAATCTGGGTCTTATTCTTCTTCATCGTTATCGTTGTTATCGTTGTTTGCATTGGCAGGCCCTGCGGGTTTAGGCTGCATGGCAGGGGCCGGGGCCTGCGGGTTTAGGAGTTCACGGAGGCTCTTCACATTAGCAGTCACAAGGACCTCATCCCCACCGGACACACCGGGCATGTTCTCGTATCTCCGCCAATCATTGATTGAATAGATTCCGGCTGCGATGGTCTTGGCCTGATAGTCGGCCTTGCTCGACAGGTCGGAGAGATAGAGCTCACGGCGGTCGAATTGGAACTTGTATTTGTGGGCGATGGCCGGAGCAATGAGCTTCCCAAGGAGCTCGGACTCAATCTTCGTGATGAGTGGATTGAGAGTCTGAGACAGGAAGGCCACATTGGACATCTCCGCGCTCTTGTAGTTGTTGGAGGAGTCATCGAACACGAAGGTCGGAGGCACCCCGAAGAATCGGCAGATCTCGCGGACGGAGAACTTCCGGCTGTTGAGGAATTCCATGTCCACGGAGGACAAGGAGAGGGGGCTGAATTGTGCCTGCCCAGGCAAGCTCACAATGCGCTCCCCGCTCTGGAAGCGGGAGTCCAGATCCTTGGCCGTCTTCTGCAGCTCGGTGTCCTGATACTCCCCGAATCCTCGGACGGAGGTGTCATTGCTCACGATGCCCCGGACATTGCCCCCGTTGGCAAAGCGGTTGAGGGTCTCCTTGTCACCGGTGGCAGCAATGCTCATTGTCTGGGCAGCGAAGGACAGAGTGGAGATGCCGGTCTTGCCGTCCAGGGTGAGATTCATCAGATGGATGACCTCATTCTCCTCGAAGTCCCCGGCAATGCCCTGCTCCGGATCACTGACATGGTAGATGCCATTGAGAGTGTCATGGGTGACGGTGCCCCGGTTGCAAAGGATAAGCATCTCCGGCTCCCCGATATTCACCAAGGACCACACAGGTATGATGTAGGCGTTGCCGTGGAGATGGACCATCTGCACAGCCCTGTTCCAGAAGTCGAAGGCGTTGTATTGAGGGCAGGGGCGGACATTCAGCAAGTAAGAGATACGGGACCCCGCTTGATCAGCAAAGACCCCATTACTTCCCCTGCGCATGTAGCGGAGAGGGAGACTTGCCACAGCTCCGCCAAGCACGGTGAGACACCTGTACACAGTGGCGATGCAGAGGGCCTGATAGCTCCCGCTCACGAGGGAATAGTCCACGAATCCCTTCCGTGGATTGTATTCCTTTTTGTCATCTGACTTAGCAGTCGAAGAGGATGCGGGCGTTGCATTGCTCGCACCCTCCTCCCTGCCAAGCATAGACATCATCAGCGAGGTAAAGATTCCTTTCATACGGCAAAAAGAGAGGTGTCTCTACAATTCACACGCAAAGGCGCACTTGGTACCACCTATCTTTCGTAGTCGATGAACATGCGCATGCACATGAGCATGGTGATCACGCCATCAATCTTGTGGTCTGCATTCCGCTTGATGGGTTTCACATTCTCAAGCTTGTCTTCATCCAGGACGGCATTGCCGAAGCAATAGGCGTTGATGGGATTGTCGTTGATGAATACATGCCCGGTCTTGGCTCCGTGCTCGAAGCTCTCCACCGGTGCCGTGAAGTTGCCGTAGGTCTGCCGGACTCCCTTCACCACATTGGCAGCTCCGGATGCAGAGAGCATGTTGATGACTTCCTGACTCTTCCACGGGTCATAGCCGATGTTGAGGATCCTCACCTTCTTGTTGGCTTCGAGGATGTATTCCACAATGGCCCTATAGTCGATGACATCCCCCGGCAGCAAGATGAGGAATCCCTTGGAGGCCCACACCCTGTAGAGATTCTCATTGGGGTGGTTGGGCAGAGCTCCCTCTGGGAAGAAGTAGGCGGTGTGAAAGAAGAAGGACTTGCTGTCCTGCCGGTACAATCCGAGAGTGACGGCGGAGAAGTCATCGCTCTCCGACAGGTCAATGGCGCACATGGCATCCGGCCTCCCGACAAGGGAGTCCAGAAGCATCGGCCTCATCATCTTCCGGGCAAGGGTGGACGAGATCCAAACCTTCCGCTCATTCTCGGCGAAGACATTCAGAAGCTTTGTCCGGAAAGCAAGCATCTGCTCCGCACTCCGGAGGGCCTTCTTGTATTCCTGCCGATAGAACTGCATGGAAACCGTCACCCCCATGTGAGGGTGCACCTTCCTCCAGGTGTCCTCGGATCCTTCCTCGTCATCGACATCCGGCTCGAAGATGTGGACGAAGAGAGCATCGTCCTCCATCTCCCCAAGCAATATCTCCTTGTAGCCCTGGAGCATCTCATAGTAAGGCCCGTCAAAGACATCGGAGGCCGTGGTGATGATGACGGTCAGAGGATTGTCCCGCACACCCATGGAGGTGGTGAGCACCGTCAGGAGATTGGCATCCTTCGCCTGGGAGAATTCATCCATGATGACCGTGGATGCGTTGAGGCCGTCCTTGGTCCGGGCGTTGGCCGTAAGGCACTGCGCAAAGCTCTGCCGGTCCTTCCGCTTGGACTTGACCGTCTTGGCATTGACCTGGTAGTTCCGGCCATGCGGGTCGAACTTGGTCACACAGTCGCGGATGACATTGAAGCACTTCATCGCCTGATCCTCCGAGTTGGCCCCGGTGTAGCTCTCCGCATTGGAGTCCCCAAAGAGCAGGTCGTAGATGGCGAAGCTCGCCGATGAGGTGGTCTTGCTGTACTTCCTGGGCACATGAAGGCAGACCTCCCGGACCACCCGGAATCCGTCCTCTGTCCAGAAGGCCATGACCGAAGCAAACTGAAAGCACTGCACCGGAGTCAGCTCATAGGTCTGCAGGCCCCGCTTTCCGGGGAAGTAGAGGCTCTCGTATAGGGCGAAGAATTGGAGGACCATCGTGGCGTTGAAGCCATAGCGGTCGCACATGTCGAAGAAGTGCTTGACGGCAAGGAGCTCGAAGAGGTTGTGCCTCTCCGGGTGGTCCCTGTTCTCCCGCAGATAGGACACAAGCCGGCCATCGACCTCATCCAGACCGTAGTCCTCGATGTCGATGGCCTGAAGCTCGGAGATGACCTCCACCTTCTTGGCCCGCAGCCTTTCTTTCTCTTCGTCTGTCATTACTTGTCAGTCTTCTTCTTGGGCTTGATGATCCTGGGCTTCTTCCCGGCTTTGATGACCTTCTTCGTCACCCCGACCAAAGGATCCTCCTCATCTTCATTGGTAAGATTCTCCGGAGTCAGGCCCAGGGCCTTGAGCTGCCGGGTCACGGAGTCCTGAGCATCCCGAAGGACCTTGAAGGCCGGATGGGGAGCGAGCTTGGAGCCGTAGCGAGTCTCCTCGACCACCGTCACCTCCACGAGCCCCTCAATCTCATCCGTGGCCTTGTCCACCGTCATCAGGGCGGTGGCGAGCGAAGTGATCTGCATGTCCAGGCCCTTGTTGTACTTCTTGATGCTCTTCAGGGCCTTCTCAATTTGCTGCTTATATTCTGTAAGTGTTTTGACCATTTTAGTTACAATTTTCAAAAGTTCCGCAAATCCAAAAAATGCAAAAATGACGGAGAAGAC